CCATACGCACGAGCAACCGAAAAAAAACCACCTTGGACGCCACGGTAGAACGTACGCAGGAGCCCCATGACACGCCGCCGTAAGACCGCACAAGCCCACTGGCCGAAGGCCCACTGGTTAGAACACCAACTCGCCGACCTGGCGGAACTGGTGGCCGGTGCTGTCGATTCAGAAAACTACGCCGCCGCCGCTGCGCTCAAGAAGCAGCTCCGCGAAGTGCGCCGCGAGATCGACCAGATGAGGGACGCCGAAGAAGCGCGAGACCTGCCCGCGTCAACCGAGATCCACTTGGTCGAGATGCTGTCTCAAGTCCGGGCCATGCGCTCGCAAGCTCAAACCGCCGGGTCTTGGGTGGCCGCCTCGAACCTGTCAAAGCGAGAGCTGGAACTGGTCCGCGAGCTGGAAGAGCACCGCGCCAAGGATGCCGAAGAAGTGCCCGAGCTGACCCTTGAACAGCTCATGGAGATCCTTGAGAAACGGATCTCGGGTCTACCGCCCGTCATTCAAGCCAAGCTCAGGTCCAAGATTCTAACGTGATGGATCTGGCTGGCGCTCTCCAACTGCTCGGGCAAGTCGAGGCCATGGAGGAGCACCTAACAACGCACCCGCTTGACGCGATAGCGTGGCTGCCTGGTCAGCTTGCGTGGCTCTCGGATGCAGGCCCACGCCCCAAGGTGTTCCGGTCTGGAGTGCGCCAAGGCAAGTCCCTGGCCGCCGTGGCCGAGGTTCACTGGCGATGCTTGGGTGTTCACCCGTTCAACCCGTCCGTTCCAAGTGGTCGCCCTGTCCGCTGCGCCTTCATCACCACCGATAAGCAGGCCCAAGGGGTTCAGATCATGCGCCTATTCTGGGAGATGGTGAGCAAGTCTGATCTCGTTGATGGGGTCGAGTTCTCCGAGCGCACCGGCTTTAGGGGGCATGTTCCGGTGGTGCTCTACAAGAACGGGTCGTCTGTCACCTGGTACTCGAACAACGCGGGGCCCAAGGCTTTGCAGGGTTCCGAGTATGACTACATCCAGGTCGATGAGCCATGCAGCCAGGAGCTATTCGAGGAAGCCCGCAACCGGGTACGGAACACCGGGGGCCAAGTGGGGATCACGTTGACGCCGCTACACTTGCCCGTGCCCTGGCTACAGGAGTATTGCGAGCGGGGAATCGTGACCGACCATCACAACCCGCTCACAGTAGCCAACCAGATCAGCCCGCTTACCGGCCTGGTTAGGCTGACCAAAGCGGGCCGCCCGTGGGACCAGACCTTTATCGACGAGCTACGCGCCACCGTGGTCGGACCCGATGCCGCGATCTCGCTCGATGGTGAATGGGAGTCACGCACCGAGGGCCAGTACTTCTCGTGTTTCGAGGGCGGCCGCCACGTTGTAGACGACTTCCCAGAGGTGCCGATGGACTGGTTCCTGGGCGTTGACTACGCGGGAGCGGATCGAGAAATGGGCATGGCTGCTTGCTTGACCGGGGTGCAAATGGTCGAGATCGACGGCCAAAACGTGCCCCACTTCTGGACGCTCGACGAAGTGGTGATGAGCGGACATAGCACCATGGACCAGTTCTCGGACGCGATAACCAAGATGCTCGCGGGGTGGTCTCTTGGCTGGACTGACCTAAGCGCCGCCTGGGGAGATAACCCCGTGAAAACCCGCTATCAGATCGCCTCGAACCTGGAGCTTGCCAAGTACATCGCCCGCCGTATCGGCGTGAGAGCGATCCGCCCCAAGCTGCTATCGGTCAAGGAGGGCACCGGCGCGTCAACGGTCTCCCGAAGGTCTAAGGATCTGCGCTCTCGGTGGATGTGGCAGGAGATGGCGTCCGATCGCGTCCGCATTCATTCCAGGTGCCGCACCTTGATTAAGGCCATGGATACCTATGACTACAGGGATAAGCACCCATACAAAGACATTACCGACGCTTGGATGTATGGTTTAAAAACATTCTGGACCACCCGCCACCGGCGCGGTCCTGGTGTTGCGCTGCGCGTCCATTGAGTCCGGTACTATAGGGCAGAGGTCACATGTACGAAACCACGCCACCCGTTCAAGGTGAAGATCAACAACGGGCCGAGCACCAGCGCCTTCGCTGGCGTCTTATGTACGGTCGAGCAGAGGCCGACATACGCTACCGGCTGAAGCTCGCAATCGGCCACGTCCGCCAGGAAATGTGGGGGCCTATCGACATGACGAGCAACCCCTTTCAACAGGTCTGGAGTCAAGCCGCCGCGCTCTACACCCGCGAGCCTGTGATCAGGACCGCCGACCTAACAGAGGACCAAGTGGCCGCCGTGGCTATCGCGCTGGATGACGCGGGCTATTGGCAGCTCATGCAGCGAGTACAGCGGGACACCTTAGCCCTGCGAGAGATGCCGGTCTTCATTGATCTGCCCGAGGAGGATGGGAGCTTAAACCTGCGCCCCGTGCCGCCGTACATGATCTCGGTCAAGTGCCCGCCGCAAAGCCCGACCAGCCCTTACAAGGTCAGCGAATGGAGGGAAGATCCCGAGGACTCCACCCGATGGCTGCGCTACTGTTGGCAGGTTTTAGACGGCGTTGGCTCCTACTGGGTCGAGGATGGAGACAAGGTGGACGTGTCCGAGCGCGTCTTGGGTGGCGACTTTACCGGGGCCGCGTACCCCTGGACCACGCCCGAAGGGCCGATCCTGCCCTGGGTGACCTACCACGCCGCCCGAACTCCCTGGTTTTGGGATCCCTACACCGGGCGAGAAGTGGTTGAAGGTACGCTACAGCTCGGCGTCTTGATGACGCACTACAACCACCTGGTGCAAGCCGCGAGCTGGGCGCAGCGCTACGCCTTCGGGGCCGAGCCTGCTGGGGTGGATGCCACCGAGAACGGACAGACCGGGGTCGTTACTGCTGACCCGGCTACCGTGGTTATGATGCGCCCCTCTGAGGACTCGTCGTCCCAAGCGATCATCGGCCAATGGTCCGCACCTGGTGACCCTGAAAAGATCCTGTCCTCAATCATGACCTATGAGCGGCGCTTGGTTGACATGGCTCTGGGTTCTGCACAAGTCACGCGGGCAAGCTCGGACATGCGAAGCGGGTACAGCCTCGCCGTGTCCCGTGAGAGTCAACGCGAGCTACAGCGCAGCTATGAACCGCAGTTCAGACGGGCCGATCAAGAGCTATTGCAGAAGGTGTCGGGCTTGCTTGGCTTCCCGCTTGCGAAGTGGGGGATCACTTACCACGCAATCCCAAGAGACCCCGCCGAGGTACGCGCCGAACTCGACCGGATGGTGGGCCAGATAGACGCCGGTCTGCTCGATAAGGTGACCGCCTATCAGCAGATCCATCCTGGCATGACACGCGCCGAAGCGGTGTTGGCTGTGGCCGAGATCGCTATGGTCAACGGTTCAGACCCCGACGCACCGAGGGCTATTGTATCGGAGGCCGAAGCCCCTGCGGATCCTGTTGGTGATGTTCAGGTCGTCGCCCTTGACAGCGCGGACAAGGCCCAAGACACGGCGCTCAACGGCGCTCAAGTTACCGCCGCCCAAGGCATTGTCGAGAGCGTGGCCCAAGGACAGCTCCCGCGTGAGACGGGCATTCAAATGCTGGTTAACTTCTTCAACATTCCCGGCGATGTAGCATCCAAGCTGATGGGCACCGTTGGCCAATCGTTCAAGCCGACAGAGATCACATGAGAGGAGGAAACAATGACAGACGACCAGGGCACCCCGCCCGTAGCAGTGACCGCCGCCGAAGTTAAAACCGTGGACTATGAGACGTATCAGCGCATAGTCCAGGCAAAGACTAACCTCGAGAGCCAGGTCAACAGCCTAAAGGCCGAGCGGGATGGGGCCTTAGAGAAGGCGTCTACCGTCGATAGCGTGGTTCAGGATCGCGACTCGTGGAAGGCTAAAGCCGAGCAGGAGTCTACCCGGTTCGGACGCTATCAAGCCATCGCCGCGACCACGGGCAACAGTGACCCCGAAGCGGTGGAGCTTGTCGAGTACGCCTATGGCCGTGTCCCCGAAGAGGGCCGCCCCGATCTGGCCGATTGGCTGACCGGCTTTAAGGCTGACCCGAGCACGGCCCCGCTTGCCCTGCGCTCAGTGTTTGAGCAGTCCACGCCCGAAGCTACGCCCCGTCCAAAGCCCGTCCCAAGTCGCGCCAATCCACCGGGCGGATCTCCCGAGATCACATCGGAGAAGGTCTTAGCAGTTCGCCAGCGTGCTCAGTCTACCGGCGATTGGGCCGAGTATTCCGAGCTTCGGAAGCAGATGGGGTTCGTGCGTTAGGTCTCCGGTACTATGTGGCAAGTCCTCGACTGGTCCCCGTGACGGACCGCTGCGTAGCGCCGAACGTCATCGGCTGGACCTTACCCCTCCCCCCGATGACTACCTACGAGGTGCCCTGTGGCTAACGAGATTACCCCTACTTCCATCGCCGATCTACTCCAGTCTGAGACCGTGGCCGCCGAGGTCATGTTCCTGTTGGCCGATCGCGACATGAGCATCCTGAACCACCCTGCTTTGTTTCAGGCTACCTACAACGGCCCCTCCGATGTGGTCCGCGTGCCTCACCTGGGTCTCGGTGGCTATGATCTGCTGGCCGCTCACACCCCCGGCGCAGAAGTGGCCAACACCGCTTTGACCGACGGAAAGACGGACGTGACCGTGGCACCCGTGGCCAAGCGTTACAACCTGGACGACTTCGCAAAGTACCTGTCGATGGGCAAGCTCGGCCCCGCTGCCTTCGCTCAAGACGTGGTGATCTCCTACGCTCAGACCTTGATTAGCAAGCTGGCGAACGTGGGCGACGACTTTACGACCGTGGTCGGATCCACCACCGTGAACATCACCTGGGACAACGTGCTTGAGGCCAAGGGAGCTTTGGCCGTGGCCAAGGCCGCCGGTCCTTTGCTTTGTGTCTTGCACCCGCAGCAATGGAACGACCTTGAGCGCGCTGCTCTCTCCTTGGGCGTCTTGCCTGCCGAGAGCATGGGCGGCGCTATCATGCAGGGTCTTAACAGCTACAAGGGCCGCTACATGGGGATCGACATCTTCACCAGTTCCTATGTCCCCACGGCTAACGCTGGCGCGGATCGCGCTGGCTTCATGTGCGCGACTGGCGGCATGGCTTGGGCTGACTTGGACCTGGGCAACGATGGAGATCCCAACATCGTAAGCTATGGCCGTGCTCGTTTGGAGCGTGTCCGCCAAGGTCAGTTCTTGAGCACTTCCTATGTTCAGAGCGGCGTGATGGGCGTGGCTAAGGCTATCGACGCCGCTGGCGTTTCCATCATTACCGACGCGTAGTATCTGCGCGGCGCTCCTGGGGCGGGTAAACCCACCCTCCTCGGGAGCTTGTCCTAGGGGCGTCTCGCTTTGCCCCACATAATCATCCAGAGGAGTCCCCTACAATGGCTAAGAAGATCAAGAAGACTGTCGCCCCGTCCTTTGCAACCGTTGACCATGGTCACGACATGCCGAGGATCCCTGTTAGTCCGATGTTTCTTCTGGTCTTTGTGCCGACTCGCTGGATGATTATGGAGGGTGATTTGGTCCCACAGCTCTCAAAGATCCCACTTGAGCCGGGGACTAACTTGATCGAGGGCTCAAAGAATGGCGGAATCAGAGCCGCCCGCCTAAGCGCCCGACTTGCCGAAGAGGGCCGAATCCGAATCCCCTTCGATTGGGCTCCCGATGGCGTTTCCTATGTCCAAGAGGTCCAGACCCGGATCGGCCTTAGCGAGATGACCAGCTACGTGTCGGTGTGGGAAGAGGTCTACCCCGGCGACTCGAGCACACATCCAGACTCGGTGGCCTACGTTGAATGGCTGACTTCTTTGGTCACGAGTGGCAAGGTGCCACCCTGCCCGCCCTTCCATGTTCGCCGAATGATGGACCAGGAAGAAGCCCGCGTCTTGGTGTCTGAGGCCAGCGTCAAGGCGCACGACAGCGGCTCGAACCGCGCCGCGCTTGCAGCCCATACAGCCAACCTCGAAGCGCTCAAAAAAGCCTGGGCGCTGGTCAATCCACGGGCGACGGGTCGCAAGCCCGTAGCAAAGAAAGCAGCAACCCCCAAGCTGTCCGAGGTCTGATCTATGTCCGGCGCTGCCACCACGTACCTTACCGCCCGCTTCCTGCTTCCTGAGTACATCACGCGGGCATCGGACAACGCGGTGAGCTGCCCGGTCTACCAAGACGGGGCCTTGGTTGCGCCAAGCTCGGGGACGTTCACTTTGACCGACCAAGCGGGCTTGGTGATCTACACCGCCGCCGTGGCTATCGTCGGGAGCATCGCCACCGCGACTGTCCCCGCCGCGAACATTCCCACGACCTTGAGCTTTGGCTACAACTGGAGAGCGTCTTGGGATCTGGTGTTCTCTGGGGTGGTCGAGCACTTCGCCAACAGCGCGCACCTGGTCCGCTCGACGCTTAGTCCCGTTGTCGCCGACGCGGATCTGTTCCGCCGTGTCTCCGCGCTTGACCCTGCGGGCGCTTCGCCGATTAGCTCTCTCACCAACTTCCAGGACTACCGCGACGAAGCTTGGGCCAGCCTACTGGCACGCATCGCAGGCCAGGGTCCTATGCCTTACCTGATCATGGAACCAACAGCCCTTCGAGAGTCCCACCTGCTGCTGTCGTTACAGCTCATCTTCGAGGACTTCGCGACCCGGCTCAACGAGGTGTACGCCGAGCGCGGGGAACTCTACGCGAACCGATACGACGCCGCATTCGATCGGATGCGCTTTGCGTACGACGCCGACCAAGATGGCAACGCCGAAGGCTCGCGCAAGCGCCCAGCTCGCTCGTCGGTCTGGTTCCAATGACGGTCCTTGCATTCAAGACGATCCGCGCCCGGCTGGCTACCGCCCTATCGGCGCTCCCCGGCTGGAAGCAAAGCGCGTGGCACTTGGACACCTTCGGCAAAGACCCGGACCAAGTGCAGCACCACGCCTTCGCCGTGGGCATTCTGAGTTCACAGCCCACCGCCCAGCCAGGTCGCCGCCAATACCCCGAAGGGTTGGCCACCTCCTCACAGGTCCAGGTCCGCTTCGCCCATCGGCTGACCGTTGACAACCAGGTCGCCGCGTATGACGCCGCCTTGGACGCGGAGCTTGACGCCATCACGGCTGTCCTGTCCACGATTGATAGAACCGCCCTGCACATCCTTTGGGATGGTTCGTCCCGGTCCTCGCTTGGCGAAGGCTGGGTGATAATCACCATCACGTTCAACGCGATCCACCGCATTTAGCAAGGAGCCCCCATGGCCGCCTCGACAGTAATCAAGCACCTATACGACGGAACCATCACGGCAAGCGATGGCACCGGATCCCCCGTGACCCTGATCATCCCGTTCAGCACTGGCGACCTGTCCGTGTCTGCTCTCTCACAGGTTCAGCGGGCAACCGTCGCCTATGAGGCTCGCGGAGTCCTCACAAGTGTACGCAAGGCCGCGCGCACCTACCCAAGCGGATCGTTCTCGTTCCAGGTCGCCGACTACTCGGACGCCGTGGACGGAACCGCGATCGACTTCTTCATGAAGGCCAACAGCTACAGCGCGAACGTGTCAACGCTGGGCGCGAGTGCCGACGTTTACACCGTCGATCTGTTGCTGACCGTGGCCGGTACGGTCCTGGGTGATGCTGCCAACCACACCGTGACCTTGACCGATTGTGATGTGACCATGGACATAGCCGAAGGGGAGCCCAACACCGGCACCATCACCTTCACCTGCTATGGCTCTGTTGCCATCGTTTGAGATTGAGCGACCCAGAGGAGGGCCCCATGATTGAAGTGACCTTGAATGGAAAGACCATACCCCTACACCCGCCCACGTCATTGGCCGCCGCGTATGACGTGGCCGCCGCTACTGGCAAGAACCCAAGCCGGGGGCTCTATGCTGCTCTCGGCTTGTGCTGGGGTGGCAAGCAGCGCCTCCGCTCGAAGTTCTCCGACAGCTACAGCGCCCTGGAATACGGGGGCCAAGTGTTCGACGAGATGCTGGCGGCTGGCTTGAATGCTGGAGAGATCACGACCGCCGCCGTCGAGGCTTTGACCTTGCTGGTAAGCGTGCTCCCCTCTTCGGATGAGGTACAAGCTGCTGAGGGAAACTCCGAGGATCAGGAGGGCTCGACTACGCCGTGATGGAGATCGAGCGCCAATGGGGACAGACCCCCGGCTGGTTCGCCAGCCAATCGCGTGGCGCTCAGATTAGACTTCTGGCCTGGCTCAAGGTGCGCCGAGATCCAGCCGGTGAGCACTTCGAGAAGCCGAACCAAGCCGCCGCCGATTTCTGGGGTGGCGCGTGATTCGAGTCGGCAAGGGTAGGTCGGCGGTCTCGATCGACGGCCCCTTGGCCGATGGTCTTGAAAAGCAGATCCGCCAGATCCTCGGACCCGTTGCCGATAAAATGCAGGAAGAAGCCGATCAGATAATGGAGCAAGCCGAGGCCGAATGGCCGGTCAATACGGGGAAGAGCGGGGCCGCGTTCTCCACTATGCTAACGGTCATTCCTGGGACGTTCCGCGTCGAGGTATCGGTGATCAATACGGCACCCTATACCCGCTACATCAAGAGCACCAAGGTCGGCAAGAGCCGGGACAAAGTGCGGATCAGAAGTCCTCTGCAAACCTTAGTCGCCAAGCCCGCCCGGGCGGTAACACGAAGACTAAAGAAAGAGCTTCCCGCCATCCTGGCCGCCGCCCTAAACAACGATCTCGAAGGCTGACCCATGGCTGACTCTACCGTATCCATTGGCGCGGATCTCTCCGAGCTGCGCCGCGAGCTGGCCAAGCTGCCGAACCTGAGCACGGACGCCGCTCAGAAGACCCTGATTCAGATCGAGAAGGCCGTACACAAGGCCGAGAAGGCCGCCAAGAAAACCTCGAAGGACATAGCCCGAGCCAACAAGGCCACAGCCAAAGCCGCCGAGGTAGCCAATAAGGCCGCCGGAGAATCGCTTAAAGACATGGGCGACACTGCTGGAGATACAGAGTCCAGTATTCGGGCAATCTCGGGGGCGCTGGGGATGATCTCCCCGGAAGCAGAGAGCGCCATGAATGTGGTCGCCGAGCTTGGTGGGGGCTTCGAGGGACTGACCAAGGCGACCGGGCTCCTGGGTGGTAGCGCCACAAGCCTCGCCGCCGCCGCTGGGGTGGCCGCCGTGGCCGTGGCCGCAATCGGTACGGTCGCTGTAGTGGTCGCCAATCGCACCGCCGACGCTCGGGCCGAGATGGCCGATTACCGCGCCACGATCTGGAACACGGACGCAGCGACCCGCGCCTTAGTCCAGAGCCAAAACGCTTTGAAGCTTGCAAGCGGTGATGTGGCTGGCTTCGTGGCAAACCTACAGATCCAAACCGCCTTGCTTAACGGGGAGATTTCGCAAGCCGACGTTCGAGCGGGAGAGATGGGTGGGACTCTTTCGGACACCCTCCACCCCCAACTTTTAGCCGCTGGCCAAGCTATGGCCAGCAACACGCGACGGGTAAAGGATCTCGAAGCGTCTATGCAAAGTGGGCGGCTTTCACTTGCAGACTACAGCCAAGCAAACCAAGAACTCGACGCCGCGCTGGGCGCTCAGAAAGGACTCAAGAAAAACCTCGACGACATAAAGAGGCTCGGCCAAGTAGGGCGCGAATCAATCAACCAATACTCCGCAGCCCTTGAAGACCACGCCGAAGCCGAGAGCAAGTCAGCCAAGGCCACCGGGAGATCGTCAAGGGCCAAGGAAGAAGCGGTCGACCTGAACGCCCAACTATTGGAGCAGGCCGAAGCGCTGGCCGCCGCCGAAGAAGCCGCCGCCGGTGTCGTGTCTGGACTGACAAAGCACCGCCTGAGCGAGATCGAAGCCCTGGCAATGGCCGAAGAAGAATCGATGGCCAAGCTCCTCGAAACCGAGGTGGCCACCCAAGAGCAGGTCCTGGCCATCCGGGAAGAGTTCGCCCTGCGCAGATCTGAGGTCGAGACGGCGATGTATGACGCCGCCGATAAAGCCCGGAAAGATCAAGTCGCAGCCGAGATCGTGGCCGCAAAGAAGATCCTCGACGCTCGCTTGGCTGGGATCTCGACCTATGAAAACGCCACATCAAACAGCGCTGGCTATGTGATGGAGATCGCGGGCATGGTCAAGGACCACGCGCTGGACCAAGAAGGGGAGCTAACAGCCAACCAGAAAGCCGCAGCGATGGACGCCTATACAATCGAGAAGGCCGCCGCCATAGCCCAAGCAGGTATCAACACCGGGGCCGCCGTCATGAAGGGGATCGCGATGTTTGGGCCGCCTCCCTCGCCTGCTGGTATTGCCGCCATCGCCGCCGCTGCTTTGACTGGTGGTATCCAGATCGCCAAAATCGCAAGTACTCCCGCGCCGAAGTTCCACGTCGGCGGCATGGTGGGAAGTGACCCGAGCGAGCGTCAAGCGGTGGTCCGTGCTGGTGAGTACGTGACCGACCAAGCGCAGGTCGCTAACCTTGGCGGGCGAGAAGCTATCGACCAAGCACGGGGCCGAGCTGTTGGTGCCGGCACCACGATCATCCTCGAAAACCAGATCCGGGGCAGGACTCAGGACCGGGTATTTCACCAACTCGAAAGCTCGGGCGGCGCTGTCACCCGTGCGACCAGATCCACCCGGCCATCGCTGGGCACCAATCCCTTTGGAGGCTGACCCATGGCTGACCGGTATACGCCCACGAATCCCTTCCAAGGGGTCATCGTCCACGATGAGCGCTTCAACACGGGGACCATCGACGCAACACGCACGACGGCCACCCAGCGCGGACCACGTCCAGACCAGCCGCAGCCCGGCGCGGTAAAGAGCTTTCTACAGTTAGAAGCCTTCGGCGAGTATGGGACGGCCAAGGACCTGAGCATCTACAGCACAAAGGAAGGGCCGCCCGTGGGCTCGAACTCCGGGGGCAGATTCGCCTGGAAGGAAGTTACCGAGCCGGACACCCATTGGCGGGGACACTCCAACCACAACAAGATCACCGGCTGGCGAAGTGTTGTAGGTGCTGCTACTCCCAGATCTGTCACCAATCCGCACGCTATACGGACCACCGCCGGGACCGTGATCTGTGTGGTAGCTCAAGGAAACCAACTGGAGACCTATAGGCTGACAGAGACGACCGATACCTGGTCGGCGTTGTCTGTCGTAGTCAACTTTGGGGGAGTTCTGTCAAACCTGCCGGGCTGTCTGATCCAACTTCCGAACGATCGGATCTTGTGCTTTCACACGGGCGACGGGCTGGGCTTCCATTATTCCGACGACGACGGCATTACCTGGATGGTCGGCGGCAAGGACCTGGCAGGTGTTGTATTCCCGAACAATGTTGCAGGACTTCGCGGCGTTTACCACCGGGGATACATTACCCTCGTGGGCTCATACGCCGTTGGCGGGGGTTCGGGTGCGTCGGCTATCCATATGGTGAGCGATGACCTTGGCGGGTCTTTCACCGAGATCGAAACGATCACGGATTGTCTTTATCCTGATCTCTGGGTTGATAGCGCTGGGCGCGTGGGGCTGGTCTATGTAACGTCGGCCAACGCCGCGTATAGGTCGCAGAAGGGGACAGCGTTTTCTAAGTTCACCGAGGACCCTATCTGGGCCACCTTGATCGGCGCGTGTGATGGAAACTATACAAGTGGCTTCCGAACTCGGAGCGTATGTGCTGGGGTAGATGAGGAAGGCTATCTGTGGATCTACATGCGCCAGCCATCCCCGTCACGCTACAGGATGGAGGTGATCCGATACCATCGGGACAGCATGACCGTGGACCGGGACGAGTCCTATTATTATGACTCCGGGATTAATCACCCGATGGATCACGGGACCGACGACGACGTGTTCTTGACTGACTATGTGTGTGTCCCGTTTAAGGGATCGCTCCTTATCTTGGGCACCCATACGGCTAACAACAGCACGACAGACAACACCCTAAGCGAGCTCCGCTTGGGTGGATACTCCAACCTGCCGACGCGGGTGCAAGGTGCTTGGGGCTACTGGAGCGATACCGTTGGCCCCGTCGTGCAGGGCATGACCTGGCTCGCTATCGAAGACGCCGCCACCGTATCGCCTTGGGCGCTGAATAACTCCGGCACCAACAGCACCACGCTAACGATCGAAGGGCTGGAACTAAGCACCACCGCCGGGACGCGTTGGTATAGCCGCGCAAGCACGGCGCTCCTGGCCAGCCAAACCACGCGCTCCTATGCCCACCTTCGTACCAGGGCCGATACCTTTCCCAGCCTTGGGTCAGATGCAAACGTCTTTATCTTGACCGGCAATGACGGAACGAGTTCCTATGGGGTCAAGCTGCGGATCACCAAAGATGCCTTTCGAGTGCTCGACAATAACGGCGCCAAGATTGGATCCGACGGCGTCCTCCTTGCCAATGTCCTATACGACTTCTTCCTGATTCTTGAGCGCGGAATAATGGAGGTTTGGTTTAAGAAGGCCAGCGAGGAGATCTGGGTCAAGTCGCACGACTCGGGTGGCGCCGCTCTTAATGCTGTGACCAAGGTTAACAACGTCTGCGAGTGGGGCACCAAGGCCAACACAACCGGCGTTGTCGTATGGGTCTTTGTGTTGTCCAGTATTGACGGCTTTGATTCTTACGACGAAAACATGGTGGGCATTGTGCGCCCTTCGGTCATGCAGGGACGCCCGTATAGCACTTACCCTCTCACCTTGACCGATGGTGCCCGCCTCCAAGCGAAGGGATCCAGCACCTACCGGGCGGATACTTGGAGCGTCAACGCCCGGCACGACTACGGCTTGGACAAGCTCGACCCGGTGCTCTGGCCTTCGCCTCTCCAGACCTGGCGCAGCTTGGACGCTGGGACAGAGGCCATAGTTACATGGGCTCCCAATGGCGGCGCAGCTACATCTCTGCTCTGCTCGACCATCGGGTGCTATCTGGATCTTGGAACCAGCGGGGTGGAAACGGTCTACCTCGAAGCGTCCACCGATGGCACCACCTGGACAACCCTGGCAACGATGAAGGCCAGCGATGGCTTGTCCGCCAGCTCGGGAACGATGACCTACTTGATCTCGGGGGACTGGGTGCGACCTGCCACCGGGACCGCTACCGGTAAGCAGTTTCTCCAAATGGACGAACTCGCCGCCGTTCGACTACAGGATAGCGGGACCTTTGACGAGGTCCTATCTGTCAGCCAAAACGCCGCCGGTGTTTGGAGAGGGACCGCCGCTCGCAAGTCTGATCTCCGGGTAGCGGGTGACCTGGCTGGCCATACCGGATCGCCTGTCGAGATCACCTTGATCAATAGAGTCGTGACCGCCGTGGTCCACAACGTGACCGCCGCCTATGCTTACTACAGGCTAAGGGCTCCCATCCAGGGAACGGTCGGCGGGTTCTTCGAGCTTGCCAACGCCGTGATCGGTCCCGTCCTGGCCTGGGGTCAGGTATCAGGATGGGGCCGCCGGTCTCGTCTTGAGACGAATGTCCGCCGGTACGAATCAGACGGGGGCTCTCGTCGCACTGAGCAGCGAAGCGCACCTAAGCGCGTGGTCGATTGGGCTTGGCCCGATGGCTGGGACATGACCGAACTCTCAGGGGCTGACCCTGACCCAACCTACCTAAGCGCCAACGCCGCCAGCTCGGAACCCTTCGGAGTCCGTGCCGATGCGACCTTAGTCGAGCGGACCTTGGCCCGCGCTCGAAGTGGTGCCGTTCCTGCGGTCTACCTACCGTCGATCGCTGCGGCTTCCAGCGGGAGCGTCGAGGCCCTGGTGATGACGGCGCGAGAGATGATGGTATACGGCTACCTCGAAGCGGACAACGTGACCCGCCAAGCGCTGCTCGGTGACGAGTGGTCCACCGAGGTCGTATCTGTTTCGAGCCTTACCCTGCGGGAGCTTTGATATGTACACGGTCGAGGACCTTCGCGGCGTTGATCTCGATTGGCTGCTTGAACTCCAAGTGCGCGGGACCTTCTACCGATTTGCCACCTCTTCGCTTGATCTCGTGGATGACGATGGGATCCCGCTGCACTTTGTCGGGACCTTAGAGCCGGTCGAATACATGGACGAGTCTGGAGTATTTCAGGACCAGGTATCAGATAGGCACATCACGCTTCAACTACGCTTCGAGAATGGTGGCCCCGGTGGCGATGCTTTGGGCATTACTGAACGCGCCGAGCTTGACCACGACTTGGGGGACGCCTTCGCGGTGGTCTCCCTCTACCGACGCGGGGACAGTTACAACGCCCGCCAAGTCATGCTCCGGGGTCAGATTGATCTTGAGACCGGCGCCCCTGGTGACCCGGTCAAGGTCACCGTTCGAGCATCGCCAACACTTGATCGCAGTCTTGTACCGGCCACCCAAGCGCGGGTCACGCGCAGCACCTGGCCAGCCGATGGCGTGCAGATCTCCGATCCCGCCGTGCTTGACCAGTTCTACCCCTTGGTGTTTGGGGAGCCTGGAAGAGATGGGACGCCGGGGAGCCCTGGCCTACTGGTCCGCATTAACTCCTCGACGGGGAACAACAGCACGACCGATGCTTGGGTCCTTGTATGTGGGCAAGAGGTCGCCGCCGGATCCGTGACCGTCGAAAACTACACCACGCCCGGAACCGCGAGCTCATCCATAGTGGTCGAGGAGGACAGCTTGGGACGCCGGGTATCCGTGGTCAAACTGGCCGCCGGAGATCTACCCATCACCACGGGCGATGAGCTTTGGGTGAGCTGGGACGCGGGAAGCGGGATCCCGAACCACCGCAAAGAATCCACGCGGGGGATGGGTGACCTTGTCCGATGGCTGCTTGGCCGGTCAACTCTACAGATCGACACGGGCAGAATGCGCGGACTGCTCGAAGGTCTCAACGCTTGGTATGCAGACTTCTACGTCAACGGTCAGCGCGGGGCTATGCAGATCCTCGTGGACGACGTGTTGCCGATGTTGCCGATCTCACCGGCTACCGGTCCCGATGGCCTGTACTATTTCCGCTGGCACCTGGACCCGCTCCCAAGCGTGGCCATTGATCTAAACCTGGACCTGATAGGCGGCGAGGTCGTGGGCTCTATTGTCTGGAGTCTGCTGGATGAGATCGCCAACAGCCATACCATTGGCTTTGGCTGGAACCCTCGCAGCGGGGATATGGAGAAACGGCTAACGCTGGCGCCGTTCACCGGTGGAGACCTGGACACAGAGACGCACTTGGTCGCCGCTGCAAGCTTCACCCGCTACCAGGGACCAGACCGAACCCCGCTGGCCGCTGCGCCCATATCGAGTCAAGCGATCAAGGACCCGGCCACCGCCCTGGCCATTCTGGAGGAGCGTCTAATCTGGGCCGCAGGTCGCCGCCGAGTGATGCAGATCCAACTCCCTCAACAGTTCCAAGGGATTCTCAATCCTGGATCTATTGTCGCCGTCACCGAGGAGCGCCACCACCTGATCGACGCCGTGGGCTTGGTGACTTCGGTGGTCCGTGGTCCTGGCTCGACGATGATCACAATCGTCCGCCCTAACGTATGGGTAAGGGATGCACTAAGGGCTACCGGCACGTAGCCCGAGCGCGGTGCTGTCCGGTACTACGTGGCAGAGGTGCCCCCCATGGCTGCAAACGTCGAACTCCTGTCTCAAGAGCCGCCCGCCCACGCGAGCGATGCAATCAGCACAGTCCCCAAAGCCTTCGAGCTGCGCTGGGGTGGCATGATCACCATCACATCTGAGGACGTGGCTTTCAGGGTCTGGTTCTCCGACGCCGAAGACGTGGCGATCCCTGCCGCTGCTTACTCTTTCGCAATCGGTGCCACCCCTGAGTATTCCCTTCGGGGCGCACCTCAGAAACGGTATGTACTCGTGGCCACCGACGCCGGAACAGGTACCGCCAAGCTGATCCAGGAGTAGTCATGCGCCAGAAGATACCGCCCGCAGCATCGCCAGCACCGAGCGGCGGGCTGACTTGGATCAAGCTCCTCCTGACCAACTTCTCCGACGCTCGGGACGCCGGGCCGGTGCTGTCTTCGGCGGCTACGCAAGACGGCGACGGCCTAATCACCTGGCCTTGCAATGCGCCCGACACCTACGGCGACCTGAGAGAATGCGCCTCAAAGACCATGCCGATAGCCGACCTGGCCACGATCGTCGGGCTGGCCGATGCCACAACGCTGATCAACGGGACAAACGTGATCCATGTCCGCATGAACTGCACGGGCGAGAAAAACGTGGGCGTCATGGCGGCCTATCTGGACCGCCCCGCGACAAATCAGGCGGGAACCTATGGCGTGGGCGTGGGCTGTTATAGAAATACCTCGGGCTCAAACCCAAAACTGATAGGCGCAGCCATCCACGAGAGCAGCACCGTGACGGGTGGACAGTCGCTACAGACCCGCTCGCCCTACATGACCGGAGTTCTACAACACCCGACGGTGAATGGGACAAACCATTACGGCGGGCATGTAAGCATCTGGGAGTATGACGATCCGGCTTATGTGCTCGAAGGTGGGATCAGCTACACCCGCGAGATCGCCACGCCGGGGGATCTCGTTCACTTCGGGATCGCCGCTTGGTTCAAATCCAGCGGATCTGGTGTCGCGGGCAACATGACTTCCACGATCTGGGTCGCCGTTCAGTCCAGCACCGACTGGAGCAACGCCCCCACATGATCCGCCCAACGCCCGCCAAGCTTGACGCCCACATCGTCGCCGCTGGCTTCGGTGGTGAGCTTGTGCCCACTACCGTGGTGCTCGTGCGCGACGTGTTGCGGCCCACTTTCTTCTCCTCTTGGGCGTGCGTGCGCGACGTGGATGGCGACTGGAATATGTGGCCCTGTCGCACCGTGCCGACAGACTCAGAGCTGACCAAGGCCAAGCGTCACCGGGACGGGACCGCGATCATCTCGGCGGGCAAGCTGAACCGCCGGTGCTGGATGACCGGCTTCCACTCGCCCGGCAAGTATGGCAACCAGAGGCCGTGTCTCCGCCAGATGGGAACCATCCTGGTACACCGTGACGACGACGGCGACGAGATCCCCGACTGGACCCGCAACAGCAAAGTGTGGGACAACGCCCAAGGGGTGAACCTGCATGACTACCGGGGGAGTTCCGCAGGGTGCCCGACCATGCAGGAGCAGGCCATGCTTGACGAACTCCTGCTTGTTTGCCGTCGACATGGTGCCGAGCGCTGGGACCTGCTCGTGATTGAACCCCTCTTTGAATGTCAGACATAGGAGGCCCCGTGCCGCTGCCCAAGATCCAAGCCCGCATTGAGAAGCTGATCGCCCACCTGGAAGAGTCCAAGATCAACGCCGACGAGGTGCCCGCGATCCTTGACGCCGCGTGGGATCTGGTGGAGGTTACGATTGCCGCCGCCCTTGACCGCCGCCTGACCTTCTCGGAGGTTGGCGCTATCTGGGCATCCATCACCGCGCTCCGCGCTGTCATCGCCGCCGCTCGCAAGGACTGAGACCATGCCCACGATCGAGATCCGCGCCCGCGAGCTGGAGGTCGCCACCCTTCGCGCTCAGTCCGACGCCGCGATGGCTACCGCTCTGTCAGCCGTCGCCGCTATGGTGCAGGACTCGATCACAGCTCGGGCCGTAGAGCACGCCCGACACGTCGAAAAGCTAGACAACCACGGGAGCCTAATAACGGTCTTGACCGCCCAGCTCGAAGCTCGCGGGGCCTTGTGGGATCGCTCTCTAAAGTTCCTGTCCAACAAGGCGTTCCTGGCTGGCTGCGCTGCTGGAGTCATTGCATCAACCGCCGTCTTTGGCCCGTTCGTTATGACAAGCCTCGCTCCAATCCTCGCCGGGTTTCCCAAATGACCACCGCTTGCCCTATCGCCTCCGCCCTGGCCGCCTTGGACCGGACCCGCGAGGCCAGCGCCGCCCTGCTCGCCAGCATCCAAGCCGAGATCACACGGGCCAAGTCCGCGCCCGTCGCGCCCGTGGCTCAAGTGGCCCAGGCTTAGCCGCGCCGCTCCATAAGCTCTCGGACTACCAGCCCCGGAACCATGCCAGCCACCGGGACCACGGCATTACCGAGCGCCCTTAGTCGCTGTTTCCAGTCTGGTTCGGGGGGCTTGGTTCTTGGCTCGCCTCGCTCCCAGGGTTGGACGGGTCGAGCTTTTGGGGGCCTGGGCATTTTAGCGGTTCCCACGCTCCCGCTCAGAGTTTCGTACACCCGCCCATTGGCTCGCTGCCAACCGCCGTTTTGCCATTCAATCGCTCGAGGTGTGGGCCAGTCCACCCCACCGGGAAGCCCATCAGAAGCTCCACCCACTCGGGGCTGATACGTCCAAGGCGCTTTCGCTCTTGCAATGTTGAGGGCACGCCGCCAAATACCGCCGGGATCAAGCCGGGGCTCTCTCGGCTGTACCGACTGGGCGCGTTGCCCGTCTCGCAGTCCGCCGCCAGTGGAGTAGGCCAAACCCGCACCGCTACACCCAGGGGTATACCGAATCCATTCCCGTTGTGCCCCTTCTTCGCTTCGCGCTTTCTGCGAGCTTGCCAATCCTCGAGCGGCTCCCCGGCGCTGGGATTCATCGCGCACGGAGTAGGCCACCAAAAACCACCGGTCGCGCCTGTGAGGGCCGCCGAGGGCCCCAGCGGGTACACAGTCCCATGTTGCATCGTACCCGAGCGCGGCCAGCGTCCAGAGTACTGCGCCGAATGCGCCGTGAAGAGGCTCTGTTGGTGGGTCTCCCAGCCACTCGGCCCGAGGTGGCACAACTGGCTGTGAGTCGGAAAGAATGGCGGCGACGTTTTCAAGCACGATGTACTCGGGGCGGGTGGCGGCGATGACGCGGGCAAGCTCCCACCAGAGCCCTGACTTGGCCCCGGCGAGTCCGACTCTGGCGCCTGCGCTGGAGATATCTTGGCAGGGGAAGCCCCCGCAAATGATGCGCGGTCGTGGTCCATGGTGAGCCTGTAGTGTGTGTATGTCGTCGTGTTGAATGCAGCCCGGCCAGCGTTGGGCAAGGAGGGCTCGGTTCCATGGCTCCCACTCGCACTGGAGCACAACAGGGCCAAGCCCTGCCATTTCCAATCCAAGCTCGAGGCCGCCGATCCCAGAAAAGGTGGACCAGATCACCCGCGCACCAGGTCAAGGACCGCCGCGTGGATCTGCTCCTCTTCTGAGCGGTCCAATAGAGCGCCGTGTCTATCGCTGACCCGTCGCCCGTCGATGGCGTACACCGCCCACGTAGGAGGCTCCTCGGGCTCAAGGTGCCGAGCCGGATAGCCGGGGCTCGTGATCTCGACGGTGAAGACAAGCCCGCCCACCTCCACATCGTGGAAGGTGCCGCCGCCGTGGATCACTGGACCGCCAATCGGCAAGCGGCCACCAAGAGCTGACCATTAGAGAGCCCGCCGAGCTTGACCCGTGCCGCCTCGATGACTGCCCGCTCTTGGTCGTTTAGCCGAGCCTTCCACTCGGTTCTTTGGGTGCCGTTGGGGCTTCGTGCGCTGCGCTTTGTCATGTGTTCTCCCTCTGAGGTTTCACCCAGAAAGGCCCCGCCGAAGCGGAGCCGATGGGGCTTGGCCGGGGTGGCCTATCCGTAGTTCCCGTGCTGCGGTGAGGTTTGATATTCCTTAGCCGCCTTCTTCGTGGGGAAGGGACCGTGTCGCGTGCTGTCACCGACGTAAGCGACATACCAACCCTTCGTGGTCTTGACGTACTTCGCGGTGCCGAAGGCGGCGGCAGTGTGGCATTTTTCGGTGGTCATGTTGTGCTCCGTTGTGGTTGCTGCCAAGTTCCCTTCGGCATGTAGTCCTACTATCGGGCCCGCTATACCTTGTCTAATAAAAGGGCCCACTTTCTTTAATCTTTCGCCGCCTGATCTCGGTCCCCTCGCCGTAGTGGGTCGCCTCCAGCGCGTGCAACGCATCGCGAGCCCGGTAGAATGCCGAGTCATCGCCCGCCCCCCTCGCCCGGTCCATCGCTTCAAGGTGCCGGTCCATCGCCTGCCTCACGCACCACCGGACCCGATAGCGCTTGGGCTGGCTCATGGGTCCACGCCTGAGCCGTAGTAGCAGCGCTCAAGGCTGGCGATACTCGCCCGCAGCTTGGCCACCTCGTGCCGGTCCTCCGCCGCTTGCGCCCGTTCCAGCATGATGAGCAGCACGTCAAGGCGCTCCTCGATCGTGACCACCGGGCGTGGCTTGCGCTTGCTCTCCTTTGGCTTTGGCCGAGCATCCACCGGGAGACCTTTTAGACGGCGATAGGTCGCCAGCCGTAGCCGCAGCGAGTTTCTGTGTATGCCGAGCGAGGCCGCCGCCGCCTCGTAGTTGTTGTGCCGCTCCAAGGCTTCCCACGCTGCAACGTGTTTGGCCGAGAGCTTGGCCGGTGGCTTCCTGTTCCTGCTTGGCAGCTCCTGTCCGGTCGCCTCCGCGTAGCCCTTGAGCCGTCGCCGCAGCACCGCCGCGCCGATCTTTAGCTCCGCCATTGCGCCCTTCTGGTTTCCGTGTCGGCTGTACACTTCCCACGCCTCCGCCCAGATATCGGGGATCCAGCCCACGTCCTTGGGCTCGCTCATGCCTGGCGCCGCCGCGCCCGCGCCCGTCGCACGGTCTGTCCTGACACGCCAAGCTCCGCCGCAGCGTCCGCCGTGCTGAGTCCATCGAATCGGCCAAGCGCTACCAGGTCAAGCACCCGATGCCGCCCGCAGCGATCGACCACCACCGCGTCGGCAAAGAGCGCCCGCCCGTGGTCTGTCAGCCGGAGAACATCGGCATTGGCCGGGCCCTGCTCGCAGTAGGTCGCGACAACTGGCCGCCGGGTCAGTATGCGACG